TCGTTTATAAATTCACCACCTTTTAAATCTTTATTATCCATTCCCAACATTAAAACATAATTCCAAGGCCACCCATCTATATGTTTAGTTCCATCCATACCTTTGAATTGAAGATTACCACCTATATTAACTAAGAGACCATTTCTTTCTGCTCTTCTCATAATAGCATACCACGCACCTATAAATCTTCTAGTATCTTCTAAAGGTAAAGTATATTCAATCATATCATCATCAAGTCTATTAAAAAGAACACACCCCAACATTAAATGTGAACCAATTTCACCATTTGGGTAAGATGACCTATTAGCAATATTATTCGGATTCCACGCAACTTTATGTTTTAAAAGGTTGGTAGTATCGTGAATCCAAGTTGGGTCAAATATATTATCAAAAATTCTCATAGTGGTATTATACCTTAAATTATATTAAAAGTCAAAAAATAAAAAAAGTATTTAAAAAAGTTGACAAGGTTGTAAATTCTCAGTATAATAGGGGTGTTCCCCTTCAAGAACTAATAGGCGCTAAGTAATAGTAAGGATATCGTAACTACGGTATGCGAACGATACCGACCCAGTAAGGTATGTTATGTCACCTTGTTTTAAATCGAATTGTAGAGACTGAAGACTTGTTGGATATAATTCTTTAAAACGAATCTCTATGTTTGGTTGATAAGCAGCAGTAGTAATAACTAACGAAGCATCACTATACGGTTCTGTAATAGATTTTCTTTGAGGAAAGTTATCTGGAAACCCTAACCCTTGTATCCAATCAAATATCTCTTGATAGTTTTTCATATCTTCATCTACTTGAAACTCAAGTGTTAAATCTGAAAACTCTATCTTCTCACCTGCTCTCTTTAATTTAGCAAATGGATTCTGAACCTCTGCTTGACCCAAAGTAACATCAGGAATATTAGCAGATGTACAGAAGTAATTCACATGCGGTAGTCTTTGTATATTAAACTTAAAACCGACTGGTGAGAGTAGTGATTTGTTATTTGGTTCTGATGGTCTTTCTGACATACATCTATTTATAATAGTTTTAAGAATAAAAAAACCACCCCGAAGGGTGGTCTTTTATATGTGAGTTTTACCTCGAATTACATTAGGTTAGTAACCTTAGCAATTCTGTAGTAAATGTTACCATCACCAGAACCTAGTCTAGCAGCAACACCGTTAGCGTCATTAGTAGCAAAAGGATTTGCAACCATACCGTAACGAGTCTTGAAACCAATCTTAGGTTGGAAAGTGTTCTCACCTACAGCACGAACCATTTGTAATGGAACATATGGGCAATAGAATAAACCAGCGTCGAATGCTGAAGAACCCTTATAACCGATTGTGTAGTATTGGTTAGTAGCATCTGAGAAATACGGGTCAATGTAAACTCTGATACGACCATTTAGAACACCAGCGAAAGTATTACCAGTATCATCTACTTGTAGGTTGTTGTTTAGTGCTGGAGCATAGTCTAACACACCTGCCATTTGAAGAGCAGAAGCAACATCAGAAGAAGTAATCATAACATTACCCTTTCCTCTACGAGTAGCTTTAGCGATTTCGTTAGCATCTCTTTCGATTTGGAACATCAAACCTTTGAACTTCTCAACTGACCAACGACCATTAGAATCAGTATCTAAGTCGAAAGTACCTGAAGTTGTAGTGTTCTTAGTAGCACCAGCAACCGCAGAGTAGTTAATAGTTCTAACAACTTCTCTATTGATTTCAGAAAGAATCTCAGCAGATAGAATGTTAGATAACTCAGTCTCAGCATCTAGACCGTGAACAGCCTTAAGGTCTTGAGCAAGTTCCATTGTGTATTCTGCTTTAAGAGCACGAGTAACAGCAGTTACAGCGATTTTCTCAATTGAGAATGCCATTTGGTTGAAACCGTTGTTCGCAGTATCACCAAGTTTCTCAGCATCAGCAGTAGACATACCAGTTTCTACAGTATATCCAGAACCAGAAGCACGGTCGTTAGGATCAGTTCCAGTATGACCAGTTCCAGCAGAAGCGTTAGCTGCTTGGATTGAAGCAGTGTTACCAGAAGCAGAAGCAGAGAACGAAGTATTAGACTCGTTGAATAGTGCTTCAGTACCAGTCTGTGAATCGTATCTTGACTTCATAGCAAAGATAAGACCAGTAGGACCAGTCATAGGTTGAACACCTGCGATATCGTAAGCGATAAGGTTAGGCATAGAACGACGAACCAGTGAAATAAGAACTGGGTCGAAGATATCTACAGAACCGTCACTAGCAGTTGAAGAAGATGCACCCATTGCGTTAGCAGGAGCAGCCTCACCTAATAGTGTCGGAGCAAAGTTACCACCGTGAGATGATTGTTCTCTGGCAGCCACTTCTTGGTTTTCTAGAAGTTGTGCAATAGTTGCCTTTTTGTGAGAATCTTGAATTGGATCCAACTCAGGATGCTCAAGGACTGGTTGCCACTTCTTTTGAAGATTGTCTTGTGACATTTTGTTTCTCCTTGTTAAAATATATTATTTACGAATGCTTCTTGTGATAGCATCCATGTATCCGGACATTTCTGGAGCAACTTTCACTTCAGTTTCATCATCAATTTCCAGAGGTTCATCATCTAGGTCTTCAGTAATCTCTACTTTCTCTTCTTTAGGGAAGTAGTTTTCCTTAAGTGTATCAATTTTATCTTGATAAGACTCAGCATCGTCAAACTCTACACCTTCGGCAAGAGACTTTAACTTAACTGCTTGAGACTCAGTCAAATCGTCGCACGCATCTTCTAAGACTTTATCTTTCTTAGATTCAGCAATTTCTTTTTTAAGTTCGATGTTTTTTTCCATCTCAGCATTTAGATTCTCTTCTAACTCAGACATCTTTTCTGCCATCTCGTCAACTAGGTCAACTTTCTCTTCAGGAATGTCAATGTAGTTTTCAGTGAAAAGTTGTCTTAGACCTTCCATAAAGTTTTCAGTGATTTCAGATTTAACACCTTTCTCAACTGCTAACTTATTCTCAGTCATCCACTCTTCAGCAACATACTCTAGATACTCGTCTAGTTTGTTAGTTAGATTTTCAATAATTTCTTCTTTCTCAGCCTCTAATTCTGCTTCGATATCAAGTTGAACACCTTCAACGATTTCGTTTACTTTAGAAACAACAGCAGCTTCGAAAACTGTAGTTGCTTTAGAAACGAACTCTTCAGATAATTCTTCACCCTTGAACATAGCAGCAACATCTTCAGAAACATCTACATCTGACGCAGAGATTTTTTGAACCTCTTTGATAGACACTGCCTCATCAGAAACTAGGTCTTCGATATCAGCACCTTCAGACATCTTAGTATACATTGCCATTAGGTCGTCTTTCTTCATTGCTTGTAGTTTACCTACTAAAGAAGACATCAATGCTACTTTTGTCTTTGGTACAGACGAACCTTGTTTAGGGTTGTCTTTTAAATCCGCATCGTTTGGTTTAGCACCAGGCGGTGTGTTTTCTTTGGTCTTTGGCTCAGGCACTTCAGAAGGGTCACCAAATGATGCCTTTGCTTCCTCCAACTCCATATCGTTATCAACAGTTTCGATAACTTCTTGTTCTAAATCTTTGTCAGACATTTGGAATGCTCCTATTAAAATTTTACAATATCTTTGTTTAGTAATTATTTATAAAAATAATACTTTTACTTACTTTTTAAGAGAGTTTAAGAAATTTTCAAATATTTGAAACTTTTTCGCCTCTACTTCTTTAACAGACATCTTAGAGACTTGTTCACGAACCATCTCTGCCTCTCTTGCCGTCCAAATACCATTTTCGAAAACCCATTCGGTTCCTTCCATGATACCATTAACAAACGCAGATGGAGCACTTGGGTCAGCAACGATATCACCTGCTGTAGCAAGGTAGAAATCTTTACCAACTTTTTGAACACCATTCTTGTCTGCTTGAAGAGTTCCCATACCTCTTGATGATACACCAAGTTGGGCTCCCTCATTTATTAATGACTTAACGATACCACCATATGGTGTCTCAGTCATAATCTTTGCTTTACCTACGAAGTTATCACCATCTCTTTCTAACTTAGTAATCAAGTGAGATACTCTCTCAAGATTAATAGTCGGACCTTGTGGGTGACCTAACTCACCGTAAGCACGATTCTTTTCTACATACTCTTTATTATAACGAGCAACTTCTTTTTCTAATACTTCTGCTGGGTATACACGACCATTACGGTTTTTGATGTTTCCTTGCATAAAAACACCTTCGATGAAATAGTTTTTACTACCATCTTCCTTTGCCTCAGCAATGTATTGAATATCTTCGTTTACTTCTGCTAGTAGTTTCATATTAAGCTCCCGAACTTGCTACTTGAGTTCCATAGAAAGTTGTAGCACCTCTTAGACCTTCACCGATATTCAAATCAATCTTGATACCAGTTCCAGCACCAACATAGATAGTTCCTATATCAGCATCATCTGCGGTATTACGAACTGTTACTACAGCAGCAGCAGTGTGTGTATTAAAAACCCAAACAGCAGTAGCATCTGTAAACTTAGTTGCTGATGTTGAGAATTGTGTAGCAGTTCCTTTAACTTTCATTACTTCTTCCCTTTCTTATGATAAGACTCTTTCTCTTCCTCGTCTTCATCATCTTCTTTTTCTTCCTCGTCATCATCTTCATCTTCATCTTCGATTTCAATGTTGACATCTTCTTTCTTTGCTTTCTCTTCTAAATCAAAAGCAAGTTTCTCTTCTTCAGAAAGTTCTTCGTCTTCAACTTCTTCTTTAATAGAACCGTTGAATACATGGTCTTGTCCTGGAGCAGCATAGTAGTCATGCTTAGTAACATTATGCATGTTCTTGAAATCTTCTTCACCCTTAGCACGAGGTTTTAAAGTTGTTCCTTCGTCGTCAGAATCTTTTTGACCGACCATATCATCGGCGGAAAGACCAGTGCCTTCTTCTAATTCTAACTCTTCTAAAAATTGTTTAAATTTCTTCATCTGTCTCCACCTCTTGTGTGTCGTTCATAAAGTCAGCAGCAATCTTGTGTTTTTCAATTTCTACTGTTTGTTTAATTTTGTCCATTAGTAGAGAATTTACACTGTTTTTAAAGTCTGATGGATTACCTTCCATAGCACTTTTTACCGCATCTCTCATTGTAACATCTGACATAAGATTCTCCTTTTGAATTATTTATAATATTTTAGAAATCGAGGTCTTCTTCGTCGTCACCGCCGAACTGTCCTTCTTTCTTTTCTTGTTCAATTTGTTTGTCTTGTTCTTTCATATCATCTTCAGTCTGTCTAAGAACAACC